GACTGGATGAGTGAGTTAATGAATAGGGCACAGAGATGAGCGATAAAAGAATCGGGAATCAATTTTGGAAGCTCCGTTCTAAACACGGGAGAGATAAACTATTCGCCTCTCCTGATTTACTTTGGGTTGCAGCTTGTGAATATTTTCAGTGGTGCGATGATCACCCCTGGATGAAAATGGAACAGTCAAGAGCAGCAGGAAAGCCCGGGTTAGCAATAAAGGTAAAAAAGGGGAAAACGGAGCCTATTGAAACAGTTAGGGACGGATTAGCAGAGTTGCCGACGGCGCGACCTTATACTTTATCTGGATTGTGTTTATATCTTGGGTGTTCAGAATCATATTTCAGAGAGTTTAAAAGAATTGCCGATGAAGAAAAAGAAAGAGATTTTTTGACAGTCATAACGCGCATAGAGCAAACAATCGAGACACAGCAATTTGAAGGTGCTACTGTCGGAGCCTATAATGCTAACATTATTGCAAGGAAGTTAGGGCTGTCTGAAAAGGCATTAATTGAACAAAACAGCGTTATTGAATATAAGAACGTCTCTAAGCAATTTCCTGATGAATGATATATAGGACTTCCACATATTACAAGATCAGGAGGCTTAAATCAAAGATCAAAGTAATCCAGGGGGGACAGGGAGCTGGAAAGAATTACGCAATCGCTCAGATACTTCTCGAAGACTGCTCCAGAGACAAGGACGTGACAACGATAATGTCCGACACCTACGACAACTTAAAGGACGGAGCTATAACAGATTTCAGGAACATATATGAGGCTATCGGCTTCGATTGGTCACGGGATTACAATAAGACAGAACATGACTTACATCATAACGGGGGACTGATCCAGTTTCGTTATATTTCTGATGTTCGTAAACAGGCCGGTAAGTCGAAACGCAGGGGAAAGCTTTATCTGAACGAGTGTAACAAAATGGGCTGGGAGATAGCTTCTACATACATAGGCCGAACGCATGGAGATATTTACCTGGACTATAACCCTGACTGTGAATTTTGGGCGCACACTGAAATACCTAAACTAAGGGATAACGAAGGGAAACCTGTAAGTGACCGGATAATAGTTACCTACTTAGATAACGAGATGTGTCCGCAAAGTGAGATCGACTTTATTCTTTCCCGCAAAGATAATGTAGACTGGTTCCGTGTTTATGGGCTTGGAGAGACGGGCTACTACTCAGAGCGTAGGATCTATAAGTATGATTTTGTAGAGCAGATCCCGCCGGATGCAAGGCGCATACCTTCAGGCATGGACTTTGGCGTGTCGCCGGATCCTACTATTTTAATTGACGTGTGGAGAAAAAACAATAATCTATTTGTCGATGAGGTTTTCTGCATGAACAATCTCATGCCGGAAAAGATCGAGGGAGCTGAACGTATGGCGATAGTTGATCAGTTGGACTTTCTAAACTACCCTAAAGGACAGTTGATAATAGGTGACAGCTCCGGAGCTACGGAGATCAGGGACTTAATGAAATACCGGTATAACATCATGGGCGTTAAAAAGCCTGTGCGATCGGTGATTGACGGAATAAACAAGTTAAGAGGGTATAATATATATTTAACAAGACGGTCTGTTAATCTCAAGAAAGGGATAGAATCATTTTTTTGGAAGGTCGATTTAAACGGTAAGATCATTCCGGAGCCGGAAGGCCATGAGCCTGATGGACTGGCAGCGTTAAGATATGTTATTATGATGTATGATAAAATGACAGGGATAATCAGGGTAAACTAACATGGAAACAATTAAATGCGGAACACTAGTAGTAATGAAACTTGCAAACATACAAGGTATGATTACTTGTGTGAGCTTACGTTTTGATAGAGTAATTTATGAAGTTACATATTATGTTGGTGCAGAACAGGAAACTATTTGGGTAAATGAAAACGAATTTGATACTACCACACCAGAGCTTATTAAGATAGGATTTAAGAAATGAAAACAATAGGAATATCAATGATCGTGCGGAATGAGGCTGAATGTATCAGGCCTTGTTTAGAATCTATTAAAGAAGCTGATGAGATAGTTATCGTAGACACCGGATCAGAAGACAATACAATGGCTATCTGTAAAGAATACACCGATAAGGTTTACACATACACCGGATGTAACGACGAGGAGGGCCGACTGGCTGATTTCTCAGATGCACGGAATTACTCACTGGCAAAATGTACAGCGGATTATATTCTTATCCCTGACGCTGATGAAGTCCTAAAAGATTCTATTAAAGGCATCCGGCACGTTCTTAACACCGGGACTTTAGGGGAACGGTATAAAGACGGGTCATTAAAGTATTTTGGTATGTCGATGATCGTTAAGACAAGGACAGAGACACTTCACTCTTTACGTATCTTCAGGAATGACCCAGCGATAAGATATATTTACCCGTTTCATAACCAGGTTGCTTATAACGGCATCCCGGAGATCATGCGGTTTCGTACCTATGAATCTAAGTTTGTGATTGAATCTGGTTACTCTCCTGCACATCTTAAAGACCCGGATCGTACATTGAGAATGATTGAGAGGCATTTAAAACAGTCGCCTACAGATGCCAGGTCGTTATATTATCTTGGTCGGGAATATCTATCCAGGAGCATACGTGCCGGAGAAACTAAGGAAGCTGAAGAGTGGATAGAAAAGGCTACTGATGCTTTTGAAAGAATGGATAAGTCAGCCTTTTACCAGCCGTGGACAAACGAGTATGCTGATGGTCTATTCATACTTTCTAACTGTTATCTTGACAAACTATCAATCACTAAAGACGAAACATATTGGTTCCCGGCGGTGGCGTGTGCCGTTAAATGCGTTCTTGTATTGCCTACTTTTAAAGCTCCTATGCAGTTGCTTGAGCAATTAATGATGAAAACCCCAGCGGGTGTGCCGTCGCTTCACGGGGTACGCTTTTGGGGTAAGAACGCTAAGGAGGCTACTAATAAGGATGTTGCTTTCATGAGGGAGGTTCCTAGAATATTTAAGAAATGATCTGTAAACTTCAAAGATGCTACAAGGCGATGAAGTGTCCGACGAGATATTTCCGGGGTGTCGGAGAAATGACAGAGGCTCCGGATTTAGTTGTTGAAAAGTATTTCGATTATTTATTTGAAATGTGCTATTAATTTTGTATCTTAAGGTTAATAAAAGATAATTGTATCTTAATATGCATTAATCATTAATTAATTCACGAAGCTATGTCAAGAACAGTAACCTGCCCGGCAGTGGCCACAATGGCCTCCGTATATACATCACTTACCGGCTGTCCTTTTGAGATAGGACAGATTCAAAAACTTGTCTTCTGGAGACACAATCAGACGTTAACAGCCGTAGCATCAGCCACCTCCGCAACCGTTTGGACTGCTCATCTGGCAGCTACCGGCGACAAGAAATTACTTGTATCGCCACCGGCAACCTGCATTATTCCTCCTTCAGAGCCACGTGAAGCAGGATCAGGCAATGAGGTCATAAATGGCATACCTCGTAACATAGGCTCTAATCCTGTGAAAGTCGAAGGTAAGATGTGGAATCTTGGTCAGGACACTATTGCTGCACTGAAAGCAATCAAAGATGAATACCTCGATGTATTACTCGTCAATGAGTCCGGCCAGCTGATATATAACCTGTCAGGCTCGACAGTTAAAGGCTTTCCTATTCATTCGCTGTGGTTCAGTGATCTCGCCGGTGGTTCTTTTGCTGATGGGACTTTTAACAACTATTCCTTTTTCCTTGAGCCGAACTGGAGTAACAACGCCCGGATAACAGCCGCTACATCATTCTTACTTGAGGCCGTTAATTCATGATAACGCTCATAAGTGGCACACAGACGTTGACGCTTTCAGCGGTGGAGGCGTTAAACGTTTTAAAGATACAGTCAGTAATGAAAGCTACTACATGGCAATTACCTTCACAGTATGAAATAAAAGATGGCATTATCGTTCCTACAAATAAAGTCGTTAGTCGAAACAAAGCCAAAAAAGAATGATCTTGCAAGGGCGATAATTCATCAGGATAGGTTAAGGTTTCACACAGAGACGCAAATCCTGAAGAATGAGTTAAGTCCTTATCTGAGAACATTTGAAGACTGGATATGTGTCGAAAAACCGGAGTTACTTCCTGCAGATAAGGTAGCCCGGTTTAAGCAATTAATGACTTGTCCGCTTCCTACTGTTCAGCTTACTGAATCTATCTCGCTGGCATGGTCAAGGGTTTTCGAAGGACAGGACGCTTTTAACAGGTACGACTTTAACAATCCTAATAACCTGGCTGACTGGCAGGAATATCAGGATACAGACTTTTGGCGTGTAGAGGGCTTTCAGGCGATGATTAACGCCATTGATTCTGTTTGGGTAGTTGACTTACCGGCGGATCAGAAAGGCGATAAGCCGGAGCCAAAGAATATGCTGATAGACATTTCTCAAGTTATTGATCTGTCGGTAAAAAGAAACGGAGAATGTAACTATGTTATCTTCTCTATAAATGAAAAGCTCTTTGTTTATGATGACGAACTGATTCAGGTATATCAGTATAAAGATAAGATAGTTAGTTCTTTGATAAGCGAATTTAAACACGAGTTAGGATATTGCCCGGCCCGTATGTTCTGGAGTGAGCTACTCAATAAGAAGAACTACATAAACCATAAGTCACCGCTGACAAACGTACTCGCAGAACTGGATTGGAGATTGGTTCATAGTGTATTTAAGAAAGAGATGGACATGGGCAATTCTTATCCTATAACTATTTCGTATAAGTTCGGAGATAACAGTACAGATTTCACGAGGGAGCAGAATAAAGGCAGGACGGAAGAAACACAGAAAACTCTAGGAGGTGCATTGATGGGGCCGGGGACGTTCTGGAAAGTTCCTATACCACAGGAAGGCCAGCCGGATCTGATGAGTAATCCTATAAAGCTGATCACCCCTGATATTGATACTTTGGAGTTTCATGTCAAAGAGGAAGAAAGGCTTAGTGATTATATCTTTAAAACGGCTGTCGGTGTTGACGGTGAACAGAGCAACGATCAGGCTAAGAACGAAAAACAGGTACTTGCTTCTTTTGAGAGTCAGTCGATAATACTTCAGAGGATAGCCACTAACTTTGAGAAGATACAGGCTTTTGCCGATAAGGTTTTGATTGCTATTCGTTACGATGAGGATTTAGAGCCTTCGATTGATTACGGGTCTAAGTTCTTTTTGAAGACGGCTGAAGACTTGTCTATTGAAAGAGAATCGTTAAAAGGTGATGATATAATGTTCGATTCTTTATCGCAGGATATTATTGAGACAAGGTTTAGAAATGATTCAGGGGGTAAGCTAAGGGCAAAGGTTATCGGTGATCTTGACCCATTACCGGGCAGGACTATCGAAGAGACTATACAGATAAAGAACGCAGGGGGTATCGACGACAAAGGATTTATGATTAAAGTAAACCTCATGCCTTTTGTCCGTAGGTTTGAAAGTGAGCAGATACCGCTAGCTCAGTTTGTTCAGGGTAAATACTGGGAGCGGATAAAAAAGATACGTGAAGAGTTTGAAAAATATATCAAAGAATCCGGCGAAGTGGAGCCGGTAAATATTAACCAAAAACAATTAAATGAATACAATGATCCCGGCGAACTTGAATCCTAACGTGGAAATTAAGGAGAAAGAACGCCATTGCTACCATGTAAAAATGGCTTACAGGAGCATTAATCCTGATGACCCGACACATCCCGTGATTAAAGAGGGAGTGAGAGCGTTCAGGAAGCAGGACTACATCCGCATATTTGGCGGGAATGAGAAGCAGAGACAGCACGCTAAAGAGGTTGCTGGTTTCGATACGGCTGAAGTTGTTCATGATCCTACACTCATGCCTCGTGAACCGGAAGTGATCACGGGCCCGATAAGATTTACAGAGCCGGAAGTTAAGACTGATGCTGATAAGATTGAGGCAGCCAGGTTATCAGAACTTGAGAAGAGAGAGGCTGATAAGAAAGCTAAGGACGACATTAAAACAGCGGCCAGAGTACGGAGAACTAAAAAACCTAGCTAATGGACAAGACAGAAGCATTAAAGTACATTGAATCGAAAGGTGATAGTAAGTTCGTTGTACGCACAGAAGAGGAAGAGACAAAATATCTGGGTGGGTTTGAATTGCAAGTTAAGGAACGTGTTGGTGCTGATACTTTAGCAGAGATACATAATCGCTATGACCAGGATATTTTAGAAACAACCGGACTAAAGAGAGATCCAAAATTATATCCCAAAACATTCGATTTTAATAAAAAATTACTTTCAGAGTTTAAGTTAAAGGCAGAGAAGGCAGATGCTTATGAGAAAGAAATAAATTCTTTGAAAGAGCAGATTAAAAACAACTCCGGCGACAAACAGCTTAAAGCCGATCTCGAAGACGTCCAGAAGAAATACAAAGAGCTTCAGGACAGCAAAGAGACAGAAGTAACCAAGCTAAGGAGCGAACATGAAAAGTTCAAAGCCGAATCGCTGATCCGTTCTGCACTGCCTACGAAGATTAAGAAGAATCTTCCTGAAGAGGCCGTTAAAGCTCTTACCGATCAGACCGTTGCACATCTTTTGTCGATGGCACAGTTTCAGGATAACCAACTGGTATTCGTCGAGAACGGTGTTGTTAAAAGAAACCCTCATAATGCACTGAAGCCGTACACGGCACAGGAGCTGGCAACTGAGGGACTTAAGAATATAATTGATTCAGGGAAACAGATAACCGGTGGCCCTGATATAAATAACGAAGTTGCTTTTGAAAAGGATGACAAAGGAAATATAAAGAAGGTAAATCTTGTACTTCCGGAATCTGTCCGCACAAAGGAGGACTTAAGTAAACATTTGGTAAGCGTTGGATTGCTAAGAGGAACACAGGAGTATCTCGCAGCATACCGCGAATATTCGCCCTCGCTTAAGTAATATTGAATAAAAATGTAGTTAGCCGAAGAGTGGCTAATCTACGATGCAAAAAGGAGTATTTTGCATAAACCATTGAACATAGTATTAACTTATAAATTTAAAAAAAAATGGCTTATGCTGCAACTGTACTCGACGAATTTCGTCTGAGCTACGACAAATCAAACTTGGACGCATATACACATCGTATGAGTTCATACGGTGCTTATGCAACCTATCTCAAGGACACTGCTAACCTTATTCCTGGCGCACAGGAGCTGGTAGCTGAACGGAGAACAGCCGGAAGGACTGTCTCTATTCCGATTCTCAACCGAAAGACTTTCACGACTAACGCCGTGCGAGCTTGTACTGCAAAAACTGATCAGGGTACTTCTGCTTTTGTGACACCCAGTTGGACGACTGTCGAATCTGGTTTTATGATGGTTCCTTCAGAACACAAAGGGAATAACATCTCTTATCAGACTGCCTTTAATCACCTCGCAAATGGAATAGAAAGGACTTTCCTTACCGACGCTGACACTGATGCCGTTACCGATCTTATAGCTTCTCTGAATGCTTATATCGGTGCTGAAGATAATCCTTTTACTGTCACTGCTAATTACCTTCAGGTTCCGCTGGCTTACCATGATGACTTTTTCAATCAGTTCGGTGCTATCCTGATGGCTGACGATCTTCCGTCTGATAATATTAATATCATCGGATCACCGAGAATTATGGCCATGGTTAACTACTACAAAAATCAGGGTGTGGGTAACTCAGCAAATACGACTTTCCAGTTTGGCCCTTACAACTTCGCGTATTCAAACCGCGTGACCATATCGACCGCTTATCTTGGCACTGCCTACGGTATGCCTGTCGGTTCACTGGCTTACCTGTCATGGGTTGACGAAGATGCAAAAGCTGGACATAAGTCTGGTGACGGAAAAGAGTGGTATGTTCAGGAGCTTCCGCTTCTTGGTCACAACGTTGGTGTTCTCTACCAGTCTACTTGTGCCGACAAGAGTTCTCTCTTCACCGGCGGACAGGCCACACTCACAGAAAGCTTTTCATTTTCTTTTGACAGGGCTTTCGTGACCGCTGCTGATGCTATCGCAACTCCTAACGCTGGAGTGATCTACGGTATTGAGTTTATCAAGACTTAGTTAAAATGAGGCCCTGTCATTAAGGGTGGGGCCTCAATTTTTTATGTGCTGTGGACAGAAGAGCAGACTGGAGCGAATAATCGAAGGATGGGGTAACTTCGTATTTCGTACCGAAGAGACAGAGGCAACGGCCAAAAATAGAGCAAGGTATTGCGCTGTCTGCAATGAGAATAAATCGGAGTGGTGTTCAGTTTGTAAATGTTATATCCCAGCGAAGACAAGATCAATGAGCGAGAAATGCCCTAAAGGATTATGGTAAACATAGCAACAATAAAAACAGCCCTTACAGGCCTCATCGGATTCCGGGATTCTGCTGATGCGGTGATCGCAAAGATAGATACCGACCTCAAAGCTTCATCTTCAGGGCAATATTTCGACGACGTTCATCCGTTGTTACATACGGATAACTTATATTATTGCTCTCCTAACTGGGAGGCAATGAATTACAGTGCATACAATACGGCCACGTATAACATAGGCGATAAGGTGATTTCGTCAAATGTAGCATGGCAGTCTAAGGTAGATTCGAACCAGGGGAATACTCCAGCCGTTGGGGCGTACTGGGAGACTTGTTTTTCTGCGTGGCTCCGTGAACGTTCCGAAGCTTCTATGGCTAAACTATTTAACACGTTGACCACGAATAAGAAGTTATCAGGATCGACCAAAGCTATCTATGAGAATAAGTTACTCTTTGAAGGTGACGGGAAACTTTCAGATACGATAACTAAATCAGGACGGCTTGTCGGACTTTCAATCAACCCACGAAGGATAAATAACATTCAGGTAATCGTTAAGCAGTTGGGGCTCCAGATAACCGTGGCGCAATCTTCACTTCCTATTTACCTCTGGCACTCCTCAAGGAAGGGGTATGTCACAAGACAACTGGTAACAACCACAGGGACGAATCAGTTTAATTGGCAGTTGATGACCAACTTTGTACTGGATTTCGTGAACTATGCCAACGATATAGATTCCGGAGGGACGTGGTTTATCGGTTACTTTGAGAATGATCTTGTCGGGTCGGCTGTTAATAAGACTTATGACTTTTACGCCGGGCCATGTGTCGGCTGTTCGGGATCTCAAGGAAATGTGTCACTTTATAATCTTTGGTCTAAGTACTCAGATATAATGCCGTTTTATGTTACATCAGGCAATCTTGACGGGACTAATCTTCCGGCACTGGAAAACATTGAGTATGATGAAACGACCAACTACGGGCTTAATCTTTCTTTGACTGTTAAGCCGGATATCACAGAGATAATAACAAGTAACACGTCACTAATCACTTATCCTCTAGGGTTGCAGTTTGCTAGTGATATGCTTGAGTGGATGGTTTACAATCCGGCTGTGAGGGTCAATCCAAGCAGGGTTAACGCTTCAATGCAGACTATTATGTTTGAGCTTACCGGATCGAAGGACACTAACTATGCAGGATTAAGAAAGAAGTTGGACGAAGCTATTGAAGGACTTGCTATTGACTTCAGTAATTTATCGGCGGCACTTCCAAGCAATAGACCTTCAGGGATTCAAACAGGATGTATATGAAAAAACATTGTCAACCAAAACCGCAAATAGTTACACCGCTTTCCGATGTTCAATGTTATAGTTGTGGATGGAAAGGGATTTTAGCAGAAGCGAAACAGAGTGTTTACTTAGATATCAGGAAGGAGAATTTCATCCCCGCTGCTTACGGAGGGAACGGAAAAAACTGGAGGTGTCCGGTGTGTAGTGAGTTAATATTTATAACAAGGAGATACAAGAATGACCCTCAGAGAAAAGATTTCGCGCCTAACGGGCATCAATACAGGGAGGCTGTTTGATGAGGTACTGAAAGAGAACGAAACGGCTATTTGCGACATGAACCGCGACCAGATGTATAATAAAGGTACGGTTAATGTCAATAAGCCGGGAATGACTGAGAAGTATGCAGAATCGACGAAAAGGGCAAAGAGCAAGGCTCCATTTAACAAGACAGATCATGTGACATTAAAGTGGTTTGGTAATTTTCACGAGTCGTTAAAGATCATAATATTCAGAGATAAATTTGTAATAAGCAGCCAGAATAAGATATGGGCAAACTATTTAGAACCGCTGAGCAGGTTCGGGAGTGCATTAGGGTTGACACAGAAGAGCAAAGGAGAGTTAAGAGACCTCGCACGAGACGAAATGATAAGGAAAATAAAAAATGAGCTATAAGCAGCCAGTAATACCAAGCTTGACCCTCAAGGGTATTGACCTGAAGATTCAGGACATACAGGTTGACATGAACACCTCTTTGCCGTGGGTAGATAAATGTTTCGGCCTCGCAGACAGGATAGTCGAATGGCGCAACGAAAAGGAATACATCTATCCGGCAGCTTTCGAAGCTAACCAGAAAGATCCTATACCTCTTATGCCGGGCGACGCGTGGAGTTCATTTGCCTTCTGGGTAAAAACAGGACAGGCGACAATAGTAAGCAACACGGATTTTCCTCCAAAATATCCGATGATTAAAAACGAGGTAAGTTGTATTTTCTTTGTTGACATTCGCAGAATTGATAACGTGTTAACTTATAAGGAAACTAAATCCAAACTGATAGAAGATATATTCCACTTCTTTAACACGCTGAACTTCGCAGGGAAACTCGTATCGACGAGGTTTATTGATGAAGATATCACAAAGGTTTATGAAGGGTTTACTATTGACCAGGTAGACAACCGGTTTAAGATGTACCCTAAATGGGCTTGTCGTATGGATTTTGATCTTTACTTCCGTGACGGATGTTATTCAACTAACACCTATTCGATAACATGACAGAGTTGATTTTACATAAAGGACTGAAGAGGACAAAAGTTTTCCTATACTCTGAGATAGATCAACTCCCGGCGGATCGTTTTTCTAAGGTTAACAAGTTCTGGATGCTTAACGATGAGCTGGGAAACTCTTTCGATGACATTGACCGGGTACACATTACCAGACTACTGATCGCGCTTAAAGACGAAGTGAAGTCAAAGAAGATAGTTGAAAACATGAGGGTACTTATTCATAATATTATCAGTGAAGTTAACCCTGAATCTATGGCTTTTGCCTGTCTGATTCATTCTATTGACGGCGTGGAGCTTACAGATTTATCGGATGAGAATTTACAGAGGACAATAAAATATCTCTCTGAGCGTGGGTTAACGGTTGACGTATTAAAAAAAAAACACAAGAGATCAGAGAAGGGATTTATGAAGCTCTTGAGGGGTGTTTCCCTGATCAGTTTACGAACGTTCTTTCAACGACTTTTTATGCGAGGGTAAAGCAACGAATCTTAGCTACACTTAACGCTATCATCGAAGACGGTGACTTAGAGGCTGAGGAGCAGAAGACAAATCAATACTACTCTTCACTTATAAGGCCGAAGATGCTAACAGGGAAGGTTACGGATGAAATAAGATACGAGCAGGCTTTTGAGATAAATTGTGTTTTACTTTCGAAGTTTATAAACCAGCCTGTAAAGAGTTTGACGACAAAAGAATATTTTACGCTTATAGATCAGTATAATAAAAGTAAAAAGTAATGGCAGAAGAGCCGATCCGTAAGGAGGACATAATTGATATTGACGGTGTGCAGTCCGGGCTTAATGAGGTCATAAAACTCATTACCGCTGTCATAGCTCTTCAGAATCAACTTAAGGAGCAGGCTAAGACTATGGTCAATCCTTTAGGTGCTTTAAGTGTTTCATCTAAGGAGGATCAGGTTGCTATTGCTGCATATGCGAAAGAAGTTGATAATCTGTCTAAGGCCAAGAAAGGACTGGCAGATACTGAGACTAAGCTGGAGAAATTACAAAAGCAATTAAATTACACTCTTAAAGATGCTGCTTATAAAGAGGCAGAACTCAAGAAAGCTATTCAGGAAAACAATAAGGCTAACGCTGATCAGGTAAGGTATAATAACGCTGCCGAAGGATCGCTGACACGGTTAAGGATAGAGCTGGCACGAGCTAAAGATGCTTATACAAAAGCTTCTCCGGAGCTGGCAAACAAGATGATCCCTCAGATTAAGGAGTTAACTAATCAAGTAACAAAGGCTGAAAAGGCTATGGGTGTTCATTCTCGTGGCGTAGGTTCTTATAAGGAATCTATAATGGGAGCCGGACGTGAACTGTTAGGCTTTCTAGGTGTGGCCGGTGGTGGTGTCGCTATATTGGCAAAACTCAAAGAAGCTTTTCTAGATACTGAATTAGGGGTAGACATATTTAAACGCGGGGCCACTACTGTAAAAGCATTTTTTAATAGCATTGTGACAGGCAATATCCAAATGGCCGGTGTCAACGCGGCGGCAGTATGGGAGATATCTAAACAGTATTCCGAGATAAGAAAAGGCGACCGACAGGATCAGATCAATATTGCTGAGATGGAGACAAAGATTCAACATCTCCGTTTAGCATCTTCACAGGCTGGACTTACAGAGGTACAGACGTTAGACCTTATCAATCAGGCATCTGCTAAAGAAGATGAACTGATACAATATAAGATCAGGGATAAGCAGGAGGAGTTAGATATTGTCAAACAGCTTATTCCATTCATGGAAGACAATAAAACACTATTGGATGAAGAGGCTAGGTTGACGGCTGAAATCATAGGCCTAGAAGCAGAGAAGTCTTTAAGGATAGCACGTGAGAAAGCTGCACTTCAGGAGAAAATAACGAATCAGAAAGAGAAAGAATTAGAGGCACAGAATAAGTTAAATGACACTATCGCTGAATCAACCTATGAAGCACGTCTTAAAATGTCTGAAGAGACTGCTAAAGATTTTTATTCTAATCTAGACACATGGGTAAAAGATAGCCTAGATACTGAAAAAGACTACACTAAAGTAGTCATGGATCAGATAGGCGACATGGTAGACAGTGAGATCGCTGACTTCGTAAAAGCATGGAGGCTTGAGACTGAAGCGCAGAAACAAGCCCAGGAGGATAAGAAAGCAGCACTGGCAGCAACGGCACAGGTAGCTGAATCAGTGTATTCAGCAATGGCGTCTTCTTATCAGAATGCCATGAACAGAGAAATTAAGGCTGCCGGGGATAATGAAATTAAAAAGGAATCTATCCGAAGGAAGTATTTTGAGAAAGAGAAAAAGCTAGCGTTAACAATGGCAGTCATTAAAGGAGCCGTCGCAGTGGTTAACGCATGGCAGGAAGGATCATTATATGAGAACATTGCCGAAACAATAGCTATCGCCGCCATAACCGCCGCCGAGATAACAGCTATTGAAGGACAGCAATATGCGAAAGGGGGATCAGGGATTCTTGGAGGCAGGCCACACATATCCGGTGGTGTTCCTATACCCGGATTTGGTACAGCGGAGGCCGGAGAACATTTATCTATAACATCACGAGCAATGACATCTAAATACGGGGGTGAAACGCTAGACGCTATCTCTAATTCAATCAATCAAGGTAAGTTTTTTGAGGTATGGGGTAATACGGCACGTTCATTTTCTGATGATCCTTATACACGTAAGATGTATGAGTTGATGATGAAGACGCCGGTCATATACCCTGATTCTTACGGGAACACGGTTAAGCAATACCCGGATGGTAAAACAGTCATTATAAAGAAAGTTTGGTTAAATTGACAACGACTTATTACATATCATTTGATTCAGGTTCTAACTGGTTACAGTTTTATCCTACCAACGAGCCGCGGGTTTTCTTAAAAAGAGAGGCCGATGAAGTCTTTTCAAGATGGAAGGTAGACTTTTTTAAAATAGGAGCCACAAAGAACACTTCTGTTTATGCTACTCTTTTAAGTTACTTCTTTACGCCTGCTCATTATAGTACTGACTTAAAATATCAGATCAGGGAAAACGGAGTTACTACTTTTGAATTTATCGGCTCTGTACTACTTGGTAAAAATGATTCACAGAACTCTATATTTGAATGCACTCCAGATCCCGACGACGAATACAGGGATATATTAATTCAGTATGATAAGAAGTTCGACAACCGGACAGCCAATCAGCTTTTTGGAGTGTACGGTAATGTTTACTATCCCGCTATTGGAACGGGTACATTTAATAACGTGGATTTCTCTACATGGTCAGATTCTGCTCAAGTGGTGGCATGGACAAATGCAGTTTTCACAACAACACAAACAGCAAGGCTGGCACTAGGGACGGTGGCAGTTGATTACATTATTTATGTTCGGATAAAAGATTATGTTTTAACCGCTGGTGATCAGCCTAAATTACAACTGATAAATACTACATCAGGGGCTTCGGTAAGTAATCAGGTGACTATAACAGGCAATGGATTTTATACACTAACAAAAAGCAGTGCCTCAGTAAATACAAGTATTGAATTTTCAGAATACAACCAGCTCCCTGATGCGGGTGTGGCTTCCGGTTCATTTACTTATGATTATTATGATGCTTCGACAATCATAACAGGCGGGGGACTGTTTCGTACAATTTTAGAGAGTTGTCTAAATGGAGCTTCTTATATGAATCTGTCAATAGGAACAGCTTACTCTACAATTCTCTGGAACGACGCCGTCGAATCAGACGCACCAACTTCCATAGCTAGTTATATGACTGCACACCCGACCTATGATTATGTTCTGGGTGCTGAAGCTATTTTAAATTATTTATGGTTAGGAAGAGCCGACGGCCCGTCAAGTACTAACCTAGATAATATTCAAGTATCTCTAAAAGATATGATGAACCAGTTAAAGAAGATCAGACTATGCTGGTTTATTGATGCGGACGGACATTTCAGAATCGAACATGAGAAGTACTTTAGAAGTTACACTGCTCAGATAGACTTAACATCAGCAACTTACGAAAGTGATAAGCCGGAAGTAGATTCGAAGATATTTACTTACTTACGAAACAGCATTTTCTTTCAGGTCAATTACAGTGAAAACAATCAAAAGACTGAAGACTGGCTCCCTTATCCGGTTGAATTTCCGATAACAAATATAACTCCTAACAAACAAGATGTAAGGTTTTCAGAGTTAAGCACTGACATAAAGAACATGGTTGAAAATCCTGACACGATAGATAACACGGGGTTTTTCCTTGCACGAACAACTTATAACGGTACTTACTATACCATCTCACTAGATCCAAGTACGATAACCCCGGCTAATTCTTACCCTAATGCTTATCTGTCGTGGGCTTACGTATTTACTAAGTACCATGATTATTTTGCAGAATCAAATACAGGAACTATTAACGGAAGTACGGCACATAATTACACGCACGTAAAAGAGATTCTTCATCAGGAAAATATTAAGTTCCATACTGTCGGGACTTTTAGTTGGAAAAAACCAGTTACTACAAGCAGGGGAACCGGCTGGCTGGTTACGGCTGAATATGTTCCGGAGACAGGAATGATAAAAATTAATTTAGGATATAATCCTTATAATATATGAGAACAGTATTTGGATCATTACCATTTTATGACAGCCTCGCAAAACAGGACGTGGCCAGGACTAACGCCATTATTCCCGTTCATTGTCCACGGACACAGCTTCCGCCGTTTCAGTGGAACGCTGAGGCAGATGATATGGGTGATGTTACGAAGATTGAACTGTTCAATAATAATTATAACGCTTCAGAAACTGCGACAATAGGGAACGACTGGTCACTTGATGTTGGGTTTGATACATTTGATGCAGTAGGATATAATATAAATACGGCAACAAACGCCGCTGGTATCGCATATTGTATCAGTGAGAATCTAAGCAGCGTAATACCTGGTACTAAGGTAAGAGTTAAACTTACCTTAGTACGCAACTCAGGAGTGGGAACAGAGCCAGTCATTTTTATCGCAGGGGGATCACTTCCGGGATCCTTGCCGACGACTTATCCTCTTGTTGTTGGTGCTAACGATATTGAGGTGTCTTCAGAATATGAAGGTACTGTGTATTTATATATTTATAGAAATGGGGCCACGGATTTCACGGTTTCAGACGTGACGATAACGACAATAGATAACAGTTATGACATAACATCGTTTTTCCCGACACTCCCCACTGCGACCGTTTGGTCAACTAACACTTATGGAATTTACAACGGCGACACGCTTAACTACCTGTTACCGCTGGGTCTTTACTATGTAAAAATAACAACTGATAATGGATATAAATTGTATTCTGACTGGGTAATGATTCAGAACATTTATGAGAATTTAATAACAGCGTGGACAAATGCAGATTATGAAGCATTAATAACTTCGGGAACACAGATAATAAGTGCTATAAATACAGCAGCTAATGGAGGGTGCATATCAGATACGTTTCAAGTAATCAAAGGTGAGACAATAACAGTAATATTCTATTATACTGCTACTTCTGGGACTATACCTAATTTATATTTAATAAATAACGGATGGACATTATCAGATTCTTCTGTTATTACAGAGGGGTTAAATATTATCACACTTACTGCTGGATGGACAGGTACTGCAAGTATAGTATTTTCTAATAATGCTTCAAACGTAAATTTCTCAACCTCTAAAGTTTGGGTACAGCGCACCTATTCACCGCATTTTATACAGTTAGCTTTCAAGAATACAAATAGCCTCGGAGATATATTTTATGATGGAACTTTTGAGCAGAAAGTTTGGTTAGATGCTATTCTGAACACCCCGACACATGAGACGGTGACACTTGGTGAAGAAAAAGACGGAGAGTTCATTGCTGAGAAATTAATATCTAAATACATATATTCTATTGTCGCTTACGTTTCCAGAGGCTTATATAAATGCTTATCGCGGCTTCCGCTTCACGATACTATAACAATCACTGATGAGGTAGGAGATACTTATTCACCCGCCGTCGGCAATGTGACTGTCGAACAGCCGGAATGGATAGGCTTTGAAACTTGCAAGCTGCCGATAAAATTCAATGATGGAGAAAATTCAAATTTTGTATGGACTAAATAAATATTACTATGAAAAGAGGTAACAGGATCACAGGACACAGCAACCCGGCACTTAAACAGTTTGAGCAGATAGCTACCGGTGACACTACTATTAACTTCTACGGTTTCGAAGCCGTGGGTGCTGATGCGGTAATCGAAATATTGGAATATATTACTGGTGGTGATGCGCTGGCTGACTGTTTTAAAACGACAACTAAAACAGCCTATCAGGGAGTTTACTATTCCGGAGCTTTTGACAGGATAAAATTAACTTCTGGCGAAGTTGTATTAAGACTTTCGGAACAGTAAAAAATATAATACTATGGCAATAGGTATCGGAATAGGAGTACCTTTCAGGGTTAATTTTTCGTGGCAATCGTACTGGGCGTCACGATCTCTGTTCTTTCTTGACGGTACGATAATAACTGTCGGAGCGGATAAGTATTTCAAAGACAAGTCGAGTGCTGCAAGGAATTTCCTGATAACAGGATATGACTTTGCTACTGACTGGACTTCTGGATTTCCTTTTAAGTCAGCAAGCACTATAAGCGCACCTGTGGGTGATGCTACTTTGATAGCTGCTGATACAGGACTATTCTGGTATGATGCAGGAGGTACACCAAGAGCCATTCCGGTAGTTTCTCTCTTCCAAAACATTGATTATTTAAATATAATATGGTGTCGTCATATTGCACAGGTTCTTGACGGTGACGGAGTTGAGACTTACGAGCCAAGAGTAATGGATGTTTTTATGGTTGATGGTACTTTGTCGGCTTCTGATTTAATTAAAGCAAACACTTATTTTAATCCCTCTTCGGAATCAACTTATTGGCTGAATTTGACAGGTGGTAATGATGCCAATAATGCAACTACAAGGGCTTTGGCAAAGTTAAAATGGGGTGCTATTGAAACAGGGTTGGCATCAGGTACGGTTAATGTTTTAACAGGGGTAGATTTAAGTGCTTGGACGCCCGCTAAAGCAATAGACAGATATGGGAAAGGGTATGTGTCTTGTCCTCGCTGTGCAAGTGGAAACAGCGATAATGCACGAACATTTGAGCATATTATTTTTGATGCTGCCAATGCTGCGAACTGGTTTGACTGTGGAACTGGAGCAATATTTTCTAACATAACATTGCGTAAATGTCTTTTTAAAAATGCATTAAATACTGGTACGGGTATAGGTAAGTATGCCGCGAAAACGAGTGATAATATAAAATTAGATTCAGTAGTAATTAATCAGGGGGTTATCTCAAGGATGGTTTCATGCGGAGTGACAGAGATAAAAAATTCATTACTAAAAGGAGCCCCAACGGGATTTTACCTTAATGCTGAAAAATATGTAACTATCTCAAATTGTAAGATTAATGTAACTATTAATGGGACGCTTTTTTTATTTACATTAAATGCAGGTGGAGCAATTATCGGTTGTAAGATTACAAATGCTTCCAGTGGATCAATTCTGCTTGATAGTAATGCAACGGCAACCCAAACAAAATTTAATCATAACACAGTACGGCAAGGTGATATAACATATGCAGTAGGTAAGTACATACATCTAAAAGGGGCAAATTCAGAGGCATGTGATAATGATATTGTTTTAACAGGAACATCGGTTGCCGGAACAGACAATGCCTCTCAAATAATATATGTGTTTGGAAGTACTACCCCTACTGTTGAAAGAAATACTATTGACTTTGCTTCTGCTAATTTTACGAGATGTATCGAAGTTTTTTCAAATGGGGTTGATTGCGGTGCTGCGAAAATAAACAGTCAAAGAATATTATGCAGGGCTGCAGTTAATTGTATGGTGCTTTCGCTTGATGGAGAAAAAACGGCAGCTGAACATCATTTATTTGATGACTTTGAAATGAATGATAATGTAATTTATATGCCCGACTATTATGGTTTGGGATACGGGACGGCACATTCAATAATGGCACATGGCAATAATGGTCAATTAAGAAGAAATTATGTTAACGGGGGAGCTATCGGAATTATTATGAAAAGTCAGGGTGCCGTTGTTGTAGCCGACATGAGTGGAAATAAAATTATAAATTGCAAACGAGGCTTATACGTAAAAGGCACATCTGGTATGGAAATGTATAATAATCTCGTTGATTTCACAACAGGGATGATTAACGGAATATATGTAGAAAAAAATATCGCATGGGTAAGTGAAAGCACCAACCCGCACGATAACATATTAATATATAGGGGGGACGGAACTGATTATGCCGGATTAATTTGCTTAGATTCAGCCGATAATCTTGTTGGTTTTACGAGTGATTATAACACCCTTTATACTACTCAGGCTTTTGTTGTAAAGGTAGGTGCAACGACATATACATTCGCAGAATGGCAGGCTTTAGGTTACGATCTACATTCAACATTATTAACTGAAGCACCAGTATTTGATGAAAGTGAACTTTAAACCGTGATGATGGTACGCAACTTAACGAAGAATAAATAAGAGGTATGATAAGTACAGGAGTAGGAACATTTACGGCTACACTTAACAGTTTAGTAAGATCAACAACTTACTATGCGAGGGCTTTTGTGACTAATGAAGTGGGAACGTCATACGGTGTAGAGATCAGCTTCACTACACCAGCAAGTTCAATGGTAAGCAGTGGAGGTAAGGTAGTTTATAGTGGTGATTATATAATTGAAATAAAATAGGAGGTAACAAATGAAAATAGTTTTAAACATTATCGGAATACTGATCTTTTTCCTTGTCAGACTTGGAGGAAGAAAAGACAAAGAAACACCCTTATCAATTAAATTCTGGCTGAAAGATAATTGGGAACAGTTATGTGCCGTTGTTCTGTTTGATGTAGCACTTATGATGCTGGTGTTCCAGGGAGGGCTACAGTTTAATTTTGAGAAGATAGCACCTATGCTTCCCGATGGAGTTCAGCTTGTAGGGGATGCCGCATTATGTTTTCTGGTAGGGTTATTTTTTGCCTGGGGTATTTATGCTGCATATAAAAAAGCTGTGCTGGAAAAAAGAGCTGAAGTGAAAGATTGATATAATTATGACATGACAATCGACAGGACAAAACAGGTTAGCGTTCCCATGTGGCTCGTTTCTGTTATGGGATCAGTTCTCACAGCCTCATTCATAGTTTGGGGTGTATTATCATCATTAAAATCGAAGCAAGAAATGCAGAATCAGACAATAGAGACTTTGCGCCGGGAAAAGGTTGACCGGAACGAGTTTAATATTGTTATGACTAAGCTAAATTCTATCGAAATGAAACTTGATAATCATATAGCAAAATGATAATCCTTGACGCCGGACATGGTTACGATACTTACGGCAAGGCTTCACCGGTTTGGCAGGACGGAACTCAGTTACTTGAGTATGAGTTCAACCGTGACATTGTTAAGCGTATTCACACGAAGTTAGATCAGATCCACATTGATAGTATAATTCTTGTACCAGAGGCCATTGACATATCTCTCAAAGTAAGGTGTAATAGGGCAAATGAGATATTCAAAAAGCACCCGGAATCTTTTTTAATAAGCGTTCACGGCAATATGGGGGGTGGAAGCGGATGGGAAGTATGGACGTCACCCGGAGAGACAAAGAGCGATAAGATTGCCTCTATATTTATGGAATCAGCAAAAACTCATTTAGCTGGTTTTAAGATGAGATCCGACTATTCAGACGGAGATCCCGATAAGGAGAGTAAATTTTATATTCTCGTTCATACCCTTTGCCCGGCCGTGCTTACTGAAAATCTTTTTTACGACAACTGGAAAGACTATCAATTCATGAACTCATATAAAGGGAGAGAGACTATTACTGATCTCCATATAGATGCTATTGTTAATTACCTTATTCAATAAACTATGTTACTCAATACATGGAATTTCATTAAAGAGAATTGGCCGTATGCTGTAATATTTGTGGCTGCAATATTTTTTATTTACTTATCCCTTACACTATGAAAGTCTTAAATTTCATCCTCAAAAATTGGCGGTGGGAGTTATTTCTCATCTGTGTTATTGCCGGAGCTTTCCTGCCTCATAAACCGGTACTTCCGTTTATTTCAGGGCTGGCAGCCGGGGGATTCCTGATCCTCGGCTATGTATGTTATGACTATTATCTTAATAAACCATAATATGTTCACAAAACAGCATATTCTTTACATAGCTATATTGATATGTATAGTTTCAAGCTGTACACCTGTCGGTCGGCTTACAAGGCTACTCGACAGACACCCTGAACTTATAGATACCGTAAAAGTAGTTAGTACTGTTTATAGAGATACGACTATTTATGTTCCTGTTTTGGGAACTGATACCATTTACAAAGAAACAACGATAAGAGATACCTTGATAGTTCACACCGGCACGGCACATGGTCAAAGTTGGGTGACACATGACACCCTTAAACTGATGGTCTGGCAAAGCGATACGGTTTTAACCTTAAAATTAGATTCAGCGATTAAGGTTATCGCCTTAAAGAATACGGAGATTATCACCCTTAAAGACCGCACAAAAGCAGATAGGTACTTTAAATATGGTATTGCACTGGCTGTTATTATACTGCTTATTGTTTTGATTCCGAGAGTATTTAAGAAAAGATGAACGAATACCAAAATATAAGGCGGGAAATAGTATTAAAGTATTTGGAGGATTATCCTGGTACTCCATCTAATACGTTATCACGTATGATTTTAAAAGATAATCCTTTGATCTTTAAAGATGTTGAAGATGCAAGGAATAAGATAAGATTTTACCGAGGGCAAAAAGGTGAAGTGCATCGTAAATCTATAAAAACCCGTAAATACCTTACCTATGAACAAATATGAACTTCCTGAATCTTTTGAAGAATCTTTTGAACATTTTCACCTACCTGCGAAGTTAAAAAACGTAGGTGTAATAAACGATTCTCATTTGCCTTACCATAATCTTCGTGCAATGGAAGAGGTTATCAACTATTTCATTGTTAAAAAAGTTGACGGTATACTTCTTAACGGAGATATCATAGATTGTTACCAGCTTTCAAATTTCCAACCTGATCCACGAAAGAGGAATTTTAGCGAAGAGATACTGGCTTTTCAGCAATTCATCCGAGTTCTTAAAGAAAACGTATCTGGTAACATCTTTTACAAGTTAGGGAACCACGAAGAAAGATACGATAAGATAATGATAACCCGCTGTCCTGAGTTCCTAAGGATTAAAAAGTTTGACTTTGAGGAGGTTTTGGGGTGTAAAGAATTAGGGGTGACAGTCATAAAAGACCAAAGAATCATATATGTGGGCAACCTTCCGGTCTTGCACGGTCACGAGATAGGCATGAAGTATGCCAACGTCAACCCTGCCCGGACACTCTTTCTGAAGACTTATAAGAGTTCCTTGTGCGGTCATCTTCACCGGACATCACAGCATAACGAACAATCACTTGACGGGAAAATAATATCTTGCTGGTCGGTAGGTCATTTAGGCGATCCGCACCCGCTTTATAGAAGGATCAATAACTGGAATCATGGATGTGCCAGGATCGAGAAAGACAGTCAGGGAGAATTTGAGGTCATTAATCTAAGGATGACAGGAAATAAGCTATTCAGATGATGAAAAATGAATTACAACGAGGCGATCTTGTCTCTGTCGATTGGTGGGATGCTTTCAGTATCGACCCGTGGATGAGCTTTGAGGCTGTACTTGACGGGGTGAAAGAGTTAACCCTGTGCCATACGGTCGGTTATGTAGTTGCTGAATTTGAAACGAGTATATCAGTCTGCCATACTTTTAATGAAGAGGATAAGGTCTGTGGCGTTATGCAGATCCCGAAATGCTCAATCAAAGGAGATATTAAAAAGTTATAGGTTAGTTTTCATTTTCATAGGTGGTTAGGTTTAGGGTGCGGCGGGACTGATTATCTCGCCGCTTTTTTATACAATTTGTATATTACATAATGTATAATCTAAAGCATTAAAAATAGTGCATTATAGGTAGTAATACTACTAATTATAGCAACTTAGTAATGGTTGAAACCTCCCCGAAAAAGAAGAAAAGAAAAACGGGGAAAAAGAAAAGAAGAAAAAGAAGCCCCCCTTTGAAGAAAAATTCCTTTTAAATAAGTTACCTGATCCAAGTGCTGTCTGGCACAAGTTTACCTTTCGATATTCAGCTATGGCGATTCTGAAGTAAGATAAAGATACTATATATTAGAGGTGTAATCAACCCATTAAATACCTATTCTATGGTAGTATAAATACTTATTTTTACATTTTACTAAAAAATAATTAATAAAATGTATTTTAAATACAAAAGATATTTGTATACTTGCATTATAAACTTAAAGCTATGGCAAAAAAAGAGAAAGGGATTGTAGTTAAAATACCGTGGAGCCTGAATCTGCTTCTAAAACAGCACATGGTAGACCTCGAAGGGCTTGGCATTCATACCACTAAGTCGGACTTATTAATTAAACTGGCTACTATCGGACTGGTACACGAATCAAAACAACTTAGCGATGACAAATCTAATTCTTGAGTTATCAGAGGCTACTGATTGCCGGACGGTGGATCGCATTGTCGAGCAGAATATTCTTAAACTGAACCAATTTAACAGAGCTTGGTTTTGCAGGTTTGCAACGAAAGCAAAGATAAGGATTGCCCGTGTGAGGCGTGAAGCTCAGAAATCATTTCACTTATACGAAAAAAACTAAACCTATGAAAAAACAAACATCAAAAATTATGAATTTCTGCAAAGAGGCAGGAATATCAATCGACCAATTTTATGGTAGAGAAAAGGTCGGTGGTTCTCTTGACCTGACGAGCCTGACGAGCATCCCTGAGGGCTTCAATCCTACCGTCGGTGGTTCTCTTGACCTGATGAGCCTGACGAGCATCCCTGAGGGCTTCAATCCTACCGTCGGTGGTTCTCTTGACCTGACGAGCCTGACGAGCATCCCTGAGGGCTTCAATCCTACCGTCGGTGGTTATCTTTACCTGACGAGCCTGACGAGCATCCCTGAGGGCTTCAATCCTACCGTCGGTGGTTCTCTTTACCTGACGAGCCTGACGAGCATCCCTGAGGGCTTCAATCCTACCGTCGGTGGTTCTCTTTACCTGATGAGCCTGACGAGCATCCCTGAGGGCTTCAATCCTACCGTCGGTGGTTCTCTTGACCTGAGGAGTGGTTTAAAAACCACATACAAGAAATTACCAAGCGGTTATTTTTTAACATGGCAGGATGGGAGGTATTTATTGGCTGACGGCATTTTTACAGAGGTAATAAGTCATAGAGGTAATGTTTACCACGTTCGACAAATCGCATCGAAAGAAATAATTTATTTAGTCACGGACGGCAATGGTAAGTGGTCACACGGGGAAACATTAAAAGAGGCCAAAAGCGATCTGATGTTTAAAATTAGCAATAGGACAAAAGATGATTATAAAAACCTTAAGCTAAACGATACTCTTAGTTTTGAAGATGCTATAATATGTTACAGGGTTATAACAGGGGCCTGCTCGTTTGGCATTAATGATTTTATTACTAACCGATTGAAAAATAAGCAAAAGAAATATTCAATACAAGAAATAATCAAAGTGACGAAAGGTGAATATGGCAATCAGACATTCAGCAACTTTTTTAAAGCTACTGAATAATGAAAACCCTGACAATATTTAAGCTCGACATCGAATCAGACGAGCCCAACTTTGAAACTTTCAAAGATCAGCTTAAGGCTCATTTGGCTAACAGCTACGATGCTGACTTCTCAACTGATGACCTTTGTAATGCTACTATCGGATCGGTCTACCATGACTGGCAGATTAAAGAACTTGCTGATCTGATCTTCGGACAGTCGGAAGAAATATTTACCGACATAATCAAAGATGTGAAGTTTGTCGGTAACGGCTTCTGTCCGAACTGCGGGGGGGCAACCCTTTCAGATTTAGGCGACAAGCATTATTACTTTCGTAAAGAGCCGGAGCCGGGGGAATATAAGTGTTTTTATTGTAACAATCATTTTGAAATAAACTAAAACTATGAAAAAAATTAATGAATTAACAGAACTTGAAGTTTATGCTCTCACAGATGAGCAAATCGAAACGATGGTAAAACTTGCAAAGGCCGAGGCCGGAGTTAAGTTTATACCAAACCCAAGACAGCCTGATTATTTAAAAGAGGAGGAAAAGGATTTGGTTGTTTATGGTTGTGAAATTTTTGAAGATAGGCTTGTTTTTAAGTCCATCGAAGAGTTAAATGAAGTACTTGCACTTATCCGTAAGTCAATTACTAAGGGATGTTTGCAATATGATTGGAACAAACTCGGTAATGAGTATAAGTGGTTTGAGTCAGGATTAAAAAAGAAATATTCTTATTCTGGTGATCCGCTTGAGGTTAGTAGTTCCTCTTGCTTTTCAGTTGAAACTTATACAAAAACAAGCGACGTCGCAAGACATAACAAAAAGCTCAAAGAGTCTTATGAAAAGGAGCTAGAGGAGTATGAAGCCTCATTACAAGATTGCAAGGGTATTGAAGACGAAATAAAGGACAGAGTTCAGGAAGTAAAAGACAAATTCTGGTCTCTACAAAACCTTGCCCGGAAATTCCGGTATGACTATCTGCCAATTGCAGAAAATAACGAAACTGTCGCTATGGGGTTCTTGGATAAAGCATATTCGCTTACAGACGAGCAAAAGGATTATGTCATAAACAATTATAAAGATACTAAGTAATAATCTATCCTTTAAGTGTTTGTATTGTGACAATCATTTTGAAATAAACTAATTAACTAAACTATGAGTAGATCAATTCCAAAATTAACAAATCCGTGTCAGAAGTTTATTGACTTCAAATCGGACAAAGGTCTTTTTTCTTATTATAACAAAGAGACTGAGCAAGCTATTGAGATTCCCGTACCTATCTATTTTGTGGTACTGGATGAACTCGCTACAATAAGCGGCTACAATAAGAAAAATGATTGTGGCATATATTCAAATGAGGTTCACAGGACAACTGATGAGGTTTTAAAGGTTAAGACTTTCAAAGGCGGTGAATCTATTACTGGCCTTTATGCTGATGTGAGGGACTCTATAATCGCTTTAGGTGGCAAATATACTAAGTCAGTGTATGCTATGCTTATCAATTCGGACAAGTCAGTTGAACTTGTAAACTTCAAATTTCGGGGGGCTGCTTTCTCAGCGTGGATGGATAAGAAAGTAAATCCTGACAGTTCTATTGTCGGGATCACTGAATTTGCAGAAGAGCAGAACGGTAAGACTGTTTACAATGTCCCTGTTTTCAAAGCCTTTAAATTGACTCCTGAATTGAACTCCCAGGCACTTGCTATGGACGTGGAACTTCAGAAGTACCTTAAAGAGTACAAAGCCCAGCAACCGGAGAAAGAAGTTGTCGAAGCTGCCAAAGTAGATACTATCGAAGCGGTGGATAAGTGGCACGGTGAAAGACCTGTATTAACAAAACAGGATATTCTTAGCAGACCGGCCCCGGATAACGAAGATGACCTTCCGTTTATCTTTACTATTCCTATCGCTTTAGGCATTATTTCACAATTCATGTTCTAATGGAAACAATGACAACTGCACTCAGCATATTATCTGCCCTGCCAAATGGTAAGGAAGAGATAA